AGCATCTAATCAGAACCCTTGGCTGCACTGAAGAAGAGTATCGGCAGTTTGCAAAAGAGGTTGAGCGTCGCGTTAAAGAGCGCCCTGAAGAATATGCGCACATTCCTGATATTCAAAACGAAGCTAGTCTCGCTATTGCAATTGTCAGTCTTGTTGTAGGCGTCGCTTCGACTGCCGCATCATATCTTTTGGCTCCTAAGCCAAAACAGCCTGAAACACCGGAACAGAGAAGGTCTGGCGGTCAGCGGCAACTTGGTGGAGCGCAAGGAACTGCAATCTTTACTCCAGCCTTTGGGTTTGATTCACTGCAGGAATTGGCCTCTTACGGCAACACAGTACCTATCGTTTTTACTCGTAGGGACGATCAGCACGGTACTGGTGGATTGCTGATTTCTCCTCAGCTTATTTGGTCCCGCATGAAGAGCTGGGGCGGTTATCAAGTCGCGGAAATCGTTGCGATTGCAGGCCAAGGCAACATGGAAAGGCCCGAACTTGCGGGTATTTTCCTTGGGAACAACGCACTAGACGGAATTTACGAAAATTACTTTGACTTCTACTGGAACGGCGGCTTTGAAGTTCAAGGCGCTGGAAGTCGATTGCGTGCTTATAACCGGAGGTATGGAAATCTTGCGATTGACGGCAACCGCGATAATCCTGGCATTAACGGAAGTGATCAAGCGTTTTACGCTCCAACCAGACAGGGCGCTGCACAGCCTGCTTTCTGCGGCAGTTTTACACCAACTTCTCAGACTCGATTCGGTGTGTATTCTGGCATCCCCAATGGAACGCCATTTAGACCTGACTGGAAGATTTTTTCAGTATTAAAAGACTGGACCAAAGAACAACGTGATAAAGCAGTAAGCGAACAGCGAAAATATGTTGACGGCTATTTAATGAAAACTCACCCCTACGGCAACGGCGATCTTTATAGCGGACAAACAAAAGCGGGAATGCCTGGTACGGGCGTTAATTACGCTCGACACGTAGGCGTAATTGAGCACATTAGTACAAACGACACAAGAACTTTTGCTAAACACACGATTCTTGACACTCAATATTCAGCTAGTTCTACACTTCAAAAATGGGGCGATCTCACAAAAACAGTAGAAGTAAATGTAGGGGATAAAATTGTTATTCTACTTGGAAAAGGAAGGCAGAGGTCTGATGCATTTGCTGGAATTGGAAGTGAGCTTCCTGTTGACCTCAGCGACATTCGCTCAACGTTAGATAGTGAAGTGCAGCGTTACGACCAAATGCTGTCCATGGGGGCAGCGTTTATGATCGGCCGATCTACGTGGGAAGTTATTGATAGACCTTCTGAGCGCTACGACCCAGAAATACATTCAGCTAGTGGGTACAGAATCACCTTGCGTTGTCTAGAAGGCTGGAGCCGCAACCAAAGAAAAATTGGCATTGTTGATGAAGCTGCTATTAGCCAAGAAAGGTACTTGCCTTTTTCTGACATTGAGGAATCCTTCTATCCAATCTTGAAGTATGAGATTGGAACGTTTCAGAATACCCGCGCTTGCGATGTGACGGAGATCGGAATCAAATCTCAAGTCTGGACAAAATTCAGCAACCTCACAAACTTTAATACGTTGCCTGCTCCCGGAATCATGGCGCAGTACAACGAAGATAATATCAGCTTAACTGAAGGGAAGATGACAATGTTCTCAAGGAGGATTTCCTTGTTTGCATTAGACGTTCGCTATAGCAATAACACTGACTTTACTGAAAACAATGCAAACAATGGGTGGGTAAATATCGGCCCTTACTTGTTTGCCGTTATAGGTAACGCGCCCATAGACATCTACTCATCTATCCGGGTCACTCATCCAAGTCGAGCTCAATTAGAGTACAGGTTACGCCCATTTAACAGCGCAATCCCAACGCAGCAAAGCTCCGGCGCTGAGAATGTTTTCGTTCTTGACGGCGGCAAGACACCACAACAAAGCTGGACATCTGATACATACCTTGGCAGATTTAGCATCAGCGGTCGCGGTTACTTTGCAAAGCCACGGGACATTTTTACGCATCCGCAAATGGCAGTTGTGCCTGAGCTTATTTATGACGGGGATGGGAAAATCAATCTTGTGTATGGCGAATGGGTTCCTAGCGGCTTAACTGTCCAGCTTGAAAGCGTAACTTCCAGAGACACCTCAAGCAGCTACCAGACAGGCGACCCAATCAGAGACAATACTTTAAGCAATATTATGTCAATTTTCTTTGGGCTAGATCCGTATTTCAATAACCCCCAATTGGCTGTCGGTGAACGTAGAACAAAGAGCAATTGGACTTATTCTTCAGGCGGCAGAAGCGTAAACATGGAGCTTACGGTCGAGGTATATCGGCGGGATTACGACCACACTCCTCGCAATAAATGGTGGAAAATTGTCGGCACTAGGGTGGTTGATACGACAGGTAACTGGGCAACTGGCGACACGTTTGAAAAAAATGCAAGAAACGTAAATGGAGTGCAGTTTGCCTTCAGGTATAGCGTTGAACCGCTCTTTGTCTACCAAGAAAACGACACACCGCGCACTGCGACAAGAATTTTTGAGCGTTACAGCGGCATTGCAGAAGTGTCGCATTATGGGGATTTGGTTAGCCGTAGCTGTGATGACTCTCCAGAGCATGAAATTATTTACGTAAACGAAACGCTGGATGAAGAGATTCCGGTCAACTATGACGGCTGCGCAATAGCGGGTTTAAAACTGAAGTCGAGCGAAAACTTTACTCAACTCGACCAGCTTCGCTGCTATGTGAAAAACGGCATCGAGGTGGAACGTCTTCTCGACAACGATACGGCGCCTAGCAACCTGCTCACAGACTTGCTCTGGTATCTTGTTACCGACAAAGATACAGGCGCTGGCGAAATTATAAATTCAGCTCTGGTTGATCGTGAGGCACTTGTAAATACTGCAAAATACCTACGTGCCAACCGTTTGTTCTGGGACGGATCCATTTCCGAGCCAGTAAATCTACGCACTTGGCTGGCAGCAACGGCTCCAAGTGTATTGTGCTTCACAAGCTTGAAGAACGGAAGACTTGCGCTTGAACCTGCACTTCCATATCACGCAGACGGAGTTATCGACACAACAAATCCAATCCTTATTTCCGCCATGTTTACTGAAGGAAACATACTTGAGGATAGTCTTGAGATTGACTGGTTAGAACTTGAAGAACGCAAATTATTCCAATGCGCGATCATCTTTAACATTTCACGTCCGAATCAATTCCCTGAGCAAAGAACATTGATTGCTCGATACACAGACGTTGCCAACAGCACCGAGCTTCCTATCGAAGAATTTGATCTACCACATATCAATAGCATTGAACACGCACAGCGGGTTGCTCGTTACTTCCTCGCAGTTCGTCGGTATCAGACGCACACGATCACATTTAAGACACTGCCATGGGGACTGAACTTGGAGCCAGGCAAGTTTATCCGCGTGGCAAGCGAGATGAGCCCTTATCGTCCTGACAACAATGGAATCGTTGACGATCAGGGCAATGTGACTGCTGTTAACGCACTTGCTGACGGCAGCTACTCGGTTTACTACTGGGAGCGAAGCAGTACAAGCATCGAAGAAGGCACGCTTGAAATCAGAGGAGGCAAAGCCACAGAGCTGTTTAACAGTGTATTTTCGGTTAAGGCTGGTTCGTACGAAAGCTCGCAGATTTATCAGATCGAGGCTCTCGACGTTGACCAAGACGGTATCGTCACAATTAAAGCAAGTAATTACCCGGTAGACTCAAGCGGACGAAGTTTGCTAGCCATCGATGCACTGGGTTTCGGCGGTAATGTGGAATTTATAGGATGAGGTGACGAGTAATGGCGTTTCCAACTCACAAGCCAACTGGCCGAACCTTTGACGCTGGCGATTACACATATAAAACCTTTAAGGCGCAGTCAGGCAAAGAGGTCCGTATTCTTTACGGCGACAAGCGCACTGGCATGACACTGCAGTTGCAGTATGCCAATATTGCGGACACAGCAGCGGACGATTTTATTACTCACTACGACGAAGTAAAGGGGGGCTTTACCACGTTTACGTTGCCGTCTCAATTTAGAACTGGGTGGGAAGGTAGCGCAGCCGCTATTGATGTAACAGTAGGTAATAAGTGGCGGTACGCAGCCCCACCATCCGTTGCTTCAGTGCGGCCCGGTATCTCCAGCGTTACAGTAAATTTGATTGGTGCGCTCTGATGTCAAAAGTTTATACCGGTAGAGACGGTAAGCTGCTGATCGACGGCACCGAGCAAATAAAAGTGACCAATTGGTCACTCACTGGAGCGTTAGAGGTTTTGGAAACCACAACGCTTGGTGATGATCAGCGTTCTTACACCCCAGGTGTGCAGGAATTTAACGGCAGTGCGTCACTGTTGTACTACAACGACGACGGTCGTAATGACGCTGCAACCGCGCTAAAGAAAGTTTTGAAGATTGCAGGTGTTAGCAGCACTGACACGGTGGATCTCCGTTTGCGCCTGGTCGAAGGTAACACCAACCATGATGTTCGCCTCACTGCATACGTCACGAGCGTGACCTTCGGAGCAAGTGTCGGTGAAGTTAGCTCTGCGCAGATCTCGTTCCAGGGCACTGGTGCGTTGACTGGAGTGACAATTTAATGGGTATTTATCTCGGCAGCATTGGTGAGGTTGAGCTGAAGCGCCTTTCACTGGAGGGCGCGAAGGAATCGATCGTCAACCCATCCGACATCAACACAACTAAGAATCGTTTTAGCTTTGACTTTGATGAAGGTTATCTGATCACTGGCGATCTAATTGAGATTACAGCAACTGACGGCACCGATCTCGACTTTATCGCTGCATCGGCCTGGGCAAATAACACGGTTCAAAGCAGCGGCAACTGGTACGTCTTTATTGACGGACTAGGTGGAATCAAGCTCTACAGCACGTTTTCGGGCAGTCTCGACGGTGGAACGGACGATCAGATTTCACTTACGACGCTTTCGCGGGATATTCCGATTGGTGTCAAAATCCGCGACCGCGACTCCCGGTTGCTGGCAGCTGTTACCGGCTACGAATTAAATACGGATCGAGAGACTGTTGACATTACAGCTCTCAGCGAAGAGCACCGCCAGCAGTACAGCAGCCTTATTAGCGGAAATGGCAGCCTTACTGCTAACTGGGATTACGTTAATAATCAGACATACGAGCCAGTGCATTATTTGATGCAGCTTGTTCTTCGCACGGAGATCGGCTCATCGTTCCACGGCAAGTTTTACATCAAAAAATTTAACGGCATTGCACAGTCTGGATCGTTCACTCCTGATCAGGCGAACGACGAGTTGTGGTGGGAGTTTGACGCGCTTGTAACTTCAAGTGCCGTTGATTTTACGCCTGATTCTGTGATCGTTTCTCGGATCAATTTTGTTACAACTGGTCCGGTTAGGTTGCGTGCCAGAACACAGCAGAAGCGTTATCTACTACAGGAGGACAGCGGCAAGATCGCACTTGAGCAGGACGACAGCTCTTATGTGCTTTTGGAGGAAGTTGACTGATCTTATACTGAGGACATCCAGATAGCCTCAGAAGATCCAGGGCATGGCCGACCTTAAAATCACAGAATTGGCCTCGCTTGCGGGCGCTGATCTTGCTGCAGCCGATCAACTTGCAATTGCCG